GGACGGCTACGGCAATAACCGTTCCGCTGCCCGTGTACGTCTCTGTACCCGTTCCCGTGGTCAGCTCATAGGTAAACGTATCGCCAGCAATCGTCGTGGTATTGATCCCCGTAACCTGATAGGTGCCGTTAGGGCTAACCGTGCCAGAAAGCGACGCCACCGTAACGTACATCCCAGAAACAAAACCAACCGCCGTAGAGCACACAACCGTAACCGTCGTACCGCTGCGCGTTGCGCTTGTAATTGACTTGCTAACCGGGGTAAACGTCGTAGCAATAACGCCATCTGTAGCCGGACGCGCTTGGGCACCCACAATGTAGCGAGGCCACACCTGACTAGATCCGTAAGCCTGCCGAATACGGCGGTTTACGAAGTTCAGGATGCTGGTCTGCTCGCTGCTCGTAAAATTTGAGACGCCGCACAGCGACTTAATCAAGCTAAATAGGTCAGTGTAGGTTCTATTTGTCACAGTTTGTTGGGCGAAAGGTGGGGGAACTTCTTCTGGAAATACTGCATAAACCCGCGGGAATGGAGTTCCTTGTGGCCGTACTTCTGCTGCATGCGGAAAAACTCCCACTCAGGGATAACGCCAATGCAACGACCAAGACCGGGCAAATCCTTCTTCTGGACCCGCGTTTGGGCCTGTTCTGCCGCCTGAATCTCCTTGGCACGCTCCATCTCCTTCTTGAGCTGCATACCGGTCTGAATCTCGTGGATCAGGGCATCGTGAATCTGCCCGTCGTGGTACTTGGGAAACGATGTAATTAACTCCATAAAAAAGGGGACCACCCGTGAAGGTGGCCCCCATTATAGCAGACTCCTGACTCCTTAGACGCGGGAGAAGTCGATCACCTGAAGGGCGATCACAACCTCGCCAGCGGTGATGGACGTAATCGCCGCATCATTAACCTCAATGACAACATTTGTCGCTGTGGCAACCATCTTGACTGGCAGAACGCCACCCTTGATGGTTGTATTGCCAGCGGCCTGAACAAACGCATCGCCAGTGTTGGCAACAGGGTCGGTCATGGCGTCAACGTCCAGAGCATCAATAAACTCGTCCGGGTCGGCCAGGGTTGTGCCAACGTCGATCACGAGAGAAGTCGAGCCAGCAATGGCTGTCTTCTCCCAGACTACGCAGGACAGAACACCGGAACCGGCAGGGAGCTTGAACAGGTTCTTCTGACCACCGTTACCGATGGCAATCAGATCCGTGAAGGATAACTTAGCAACATAGTTGATAAGCGTACCAGCGGCTTCATTAACTGTTAATTGTGGCATTTGATTTATTAGGCAATTGCTGTGATTTTGCCGTGGGCACCGGGATGGTTGACCAGCAGCGTGAGGGTTGTGTCAACGTAACCACGCTCGCCACCGCCGAGATTCGGCAGGCGGGTAGAACCGAGGCCGATCAGCTCCGCCACACCGTAGTAGTCGGGGTTGACCAGATAGCCGCTGTCCTTATTCGTGGTGTCTGGAGCGCAATCAGGGTTCATGTTGACGATGCTGACCATACCATGGTCAGACTCGTACATCTCGACCGCCAGCTTGATTGTCTTGCTTTCAGCCGACTGCGTGACCTGACGGTACACCGTGTTGGTGCTACCAGAGGTACGCGCATAGTCAGCAATGACCCGGCGGAGAGCCGTGTCAGCAACAAGCGTCAGGTTGTTGGTCGTGCCAGTCACGCGATAGATCGACGTGATGAGGTCATTGAACGCGCTCTCGGTAAGGGCACCAGAGCTATGGATCGAGGCAGCGGGAGTGCGGTAGGCAGCCGGAACGTCCGACGGGCCAGCCGAATCAATCCAATCGCCAAGGCCACGCAGACCGTAAACGGTGCCGGCACCGTCTTCAGCCGTGCGGTCATTGGTCGAGCACAGCGTCGCTTCCACGTCACGCTTTATCTCGCGAACCGCCTTGGCCTCAGCCTGAGCGATTTTGGCGGGACCAACAGACTCCACGGCGTTCTGAAGATCAGAAACCATGAAGTCGCGGCGGAACTTCTGGATGTAATTGCCCAGACGAGCGCGACCGCTGAACTTGTCGGAGAAAGAGGTGACGTCGGCACCCTCCGCCACGCCGGTCGTAACCGGGGACGAGAGACTGTCAACTGTCCACTCAACGAATGTCGCGGTCGCCTTGCTCTTTGGAGCAGACGAAAGGACGGGAGTCTCCTCGGGGGCGAGGATTGTCAGGATGTCCGTAAGGTCTTCACGGTTGGAGACACCAGAACCAGGATTGGTCGTGTCGAATGTATTTGAAAAAGCCATGTTATTTAATAATCACTTGCGTTTAGAGTGCTGAAGGGCGCGGAGAGCAATGAAGTCCATTGCTGAACCCGATGAGCTAAACCGTTGCTGGATGTCTTTCACGGCCTTAGCGGCGCGTGGCTCAGGTTGCTCGCTCTGGGCAGAGCTGCTTCCCTGAAACGAAGGAGGATTAAGACGCGCAGCGGGCTTTGCATCGAGAATAGGCTTGCGCCCATAAATCGAGTTAGCTGCGTGGGCCACCATGTACTCCATGTATGGCTCCAGATCGGGAACGGACTTCATGGCCTGCTTGAGAAGAGGACTCTCCTTCAGGATTTCATACCGTTTCCGCACGTCGTTATCATCGCCTTGCATCCAGTTAAGCTCCGTCTTAATCGCTTCCGAAAACTGTTGTTTAACGGCGACACGATTCTGGCGGGCATTAACCTCTGCTAGTTGAGCCGGAAGAAAGTCTTTGCGAGCCTTCTGAGAGTCTCGCATAACCTTACGCACCTGAGACTTAGTGTATTCCTGACCATTGATTGTGGTTACAATATCATCGGCACCGAGATGCTCGTTTTGCCAGAGGATATCTTCTGCCCATTCAATAGCTTCGTCTACCTCCTTAGCCTTAGCTTGAAGTTTCTCCACTGTATCAATATCACCAAAAGGATTGTTTTCAATCTTCTTGGTATCCAGTGGATCCTTCTGCGTTTCCCGCTTAACCATTTCTTCCTTCAGAGCACTAAGCTGTTCCTCGGCTTGCCTGCGTTTTGCGGTAAGCTCACCGTATCGGGCTACTGCGCGGCTGCCCAGCTTTTCAGCCAGTTCGCGCAAATCCTGCTCTGACATAGATTCTAGGTCGATTTCCTTATTTGACTTTGAAAGAACATCCGACTCCTCGGCAGGCTGTTGTTCGGACTCGGTTGCGCTCTCCGCCTTCGGTGCGTTCCTCGTCTCCTTCTCAGGGGTTTCCTGTGAAGGGGCTTCCTCAACTTCCTGCTTTGTTGCCGGTTGTGTAACCTTAGCGTTAATTACCTCGGAGCTAATTTTAGGCTCTCCGACAATTCCCGCCTTGGCCGCTCTGCGTTGGTTTGCGTACATACCGAACGCGAGGTTATCTGACTTCTCCACTGCATTTTGGGCACCCGCAGCGTTGGGTGTTTGGACTTCATTAGACATAGTTCGCGCCCTCTATTCGCCGGGGCGATTGCGATGGGACATTATAACGCACCTTTTTAGTGCGTTAAAAAACAGCCTACTGTGTGCTTTGACGCTTCCTAAACAGGATGTCTTCTGCGTTGCACATCTTCAGGATTTGGTCGTATGCCAATATCTGCCCTGAGATTTGCTGCATCTTCTCAGTCGGGGCATTGAACAAAGCAGCAATACAGGCTTCGCGCTCCTCGCTAATTGATTGCAGGAAGTCCCCGAAGTGGGGAACGTGAGCAAGATACTCTAGCGATTTTTCCAATGACATAATTTACTGGGCAGGCATTGCCTGAGTGTTCACATTACCCATAGCTGCTGGCTGGGTTCCAATGCGCCCAATCTGGGCGTTCTGGGACTGCTGCATTTGGAACGTATATTGGGCGGCATACTTCTCCATACGCCCACGGAAGGACTCATCCTGCTGCAAACGCTGCGCCACGTCTGGCTGCTGGGCGTACTGCTGGAGGATTTGCAGCGCAATCTGCGCCCCGTTTGGACGGGCAGGCATTTCAATGCCAGCAAAGATCTTGGTGAGATCGTCTGTAACGCTCTTAACCACTTGCTGCTGGGCCTGCTCCACCGGCTGGAGAATGGCGTCTGCGGCGATTGGATCAATGGCGTTGGCGGCAATGTCGATCAGGGTATCTGGATTAATGCGGCCATTGCGATCAAGCTGCATCAGGCTAACAAGCTGGTTCAGCTTGGATTCCTGTGTTTCTGGATCGGAGTTCAGAACGTCGTACCCAATGACAATATCAAAGTTCTCGTCAGGGTCGCCCTTATCAAAACGCATTGGATCGGGCACGCCGGTAACACGGAAGAACACCTGATCTGGGCCAAACCGCTGGAAGCAACGGAAAGTCATTTTAATCACGTCCTGAACATGGCTAAGAAACTTGTCCAAGATGAACTGACGCTTGATGCCAGACATTGGATCGTTTGCGCTAAGGCCAACCAGCTTGTCAGCCACGTCAATTAGCGTGCGCTCCATTTCAACGGAGCCAGGGTTGTACTGCGGGGTGGGTCCAAACTGAAACTCACCACCGCGACGGTATGGCACAAAGCGGCCCGGTCCC